CTATCAGGCGCAGCCCAACCTGATCGACGTCTTCAGCGAGGACGCGGCGCAGCAGATGCGCATCTCGATCGACTCGGCGGTCACCTACGGCGTCTTCAACAAGGCCGATGCGGCCAACATGGGCGCCACCGCCGGTGCCAAGAGCGGCCTGTACAACCTGGGCACCGACGCCGTGCCGGTGACGCTGACAGCGGCCAACGTGCTGCAGAAGATCCTCGAACTGGCGTCCGTGCTGGACGAGCAGAACATCCCGGACAGCGGGCGCTGGGTCGTGATCGACCCCTTCACGCGCCAGTTGCTGCTGCAGTCGCCGATCGCGCAGGCCTACTTCACGGGCGACGCCACTTCGCCGGTGCGCAACGGCCTGATCGGCATGATCGACCGCTTCAAGGTCTACGTGACGAATCAGTTGCCCAAGGGTGCCGCGGCTTCGCCGTGGGTCTCGGGCGACGGCACCGAGAACTCGATCGCCTCGCCGACCGGCGTCAAGCGGCGCGCGATCATGGCCGGCCACATGAGTGCGCTGACCTTCGCCGCTTCGATCACCAAGCTGGAAACGATCCGCAACCCCACGGACTTCGGCGACTACATCCGCGGCCTGAACGTGTACGGCTTCGGCGCCCCGGCGCCCAAAGGGCTGGCCCTCCTGGTGGCGGCCTGATACTGGGGTCCGCGACGCCCTCGCGGACCTTGGAGGCTCCACCATGAAGAAGCTCGAGTTTTTTCTGCCACGGATCCTTCCGTGGTGCCTGGGGGCTCCCGAGCCCCTGGTCTATCAGGCCCTGGTCGATTCGGCCTCGCAGTTCTGCGAGGAATCGACCTGCGTGCGCTACACCACCGACCCGATCACGATCATCAAAGACGTGCCGGACTACGACATCGACCTGCCGGCGGGGATGGACCTCGCGCGCGTGATGCGGGTCTGGTACGGGCCGGACCCGTGGGCCGCGCCGCAGGGCAACCCGGTCAACTGGCAGGTGACCGGACTGGACACGCTGACCATCTACCCGACGCCCACGGATGCGCTGGAGCCGGGCCGCTGGATGTTCATCGAGGTGGCGACCAAGCCCAGCCGCAACGCCTCCTCGCTGGACGACCGCCTGTACAGCGACTGGATCGAAGGGGTGGTGGGCGGCGCGGTGTACCGCCTGTGCTCGACGCCTGACCAGCCCTACACCAACCCGAACAACGCGGCGATGGGCCTGCGGGCCTTCAACGTCTGGCGCGGCAAGGCCCAGTACGAAGGCACCAAGAACCGCGTCAGGCGCGACACTGTGGTGCGGGCGCGCCCGTTCGCATGAAAGGCCCGCCATGACGACCCCCGCCAAGGATGTGCTGCAGCGCGTGGTCTGGCTGCTGCAGGACGAAGACAGCAAGCGTTGGACCGCGGCCGAACTCACGCAGTGGCTGAACGACGCCCAGACCGCCGCGCAGACGCTGCGCCCGGACGTGACCGAGGTCGTGACCAGCGTCACGCTGGCGCCGGGCGCGATGCAGAACCTGTATGACATGGTCTCCGACCTGCCGCAGCCGCCGGTGAAATTGATGAAGGTGTCGCGCAACACCTCGGTCGAGGGGCGGTTCCGCGCCGTGCGGCTGGTGTCGCGCGAGATCATGGACGTGGTGCGCCCGAGTTGGCAGAGCGACGCTCCGGCCACCGACTGCGTGAACTACATGGTGGACGTGAACCTGCCCGCTGCGTTCTGGGTCTGGCCGCCGGCGCCCGTGCCTTCGGCCCAGGTGCCCGCGATGATGGTGGAGATCCACTACTCGGCGATGCCGCTCAAGCTGGACCTGCCTGCGGCCGACAAGACCTGGAAGGACGTGGTCGGCGACCTCTCGGTGCGCGATCGCTTCGCGATGGTGCTGGTGGACTACGTGATGTACCGCGCCTTCATGAAGGACGCCGAGTTCGGCGCCAACGGGGCGCGCGCCAAGACCCACTTCGACATCTTCCAGTCCGCGCTGATGGCCGACGTGCAGGGCACGATGGTGGCGCAACCCACGGCCAAGGCCGCTTGAGGAGCAACGCGATGGCCGTCAAGCAGAAATTCAAGCTGGTGCAGAACGACCAGATGCCCGAGGTCTGGCTCTCGCTCACCGACAACATCACGGGCGATCCGATCGACGTCAGCGATGTCGGCACCGCCGTCTATGCGCACCTGCGCGAAGTGGGCTCCAAGGTGGTGAAGGAATCCCTGGTCTGCGACAAGCTGCCCGGCGTCGTGATCGCCACCAACGAGGAGACCGGCGCCCAGACCATCAGCGTCGCGCCGCCCTACGACACGCCGGGGCGCGGCGGCCGGGTGGCGATCGTCTGGAACGAGGACTCGCTGGACAAGGCCGGCACCTTCCAGACCGAGATCGAGGTGGTGTTCGCCGACGCCAAGCCCATGACGTGGTACGACCTGTTGCAGTTTCAAGTCCGCGAGCAGTTCGCCTGAAAGAGCCGTGCGTGTTCAAGACCTTCGACACCCCAGCGCCCACCGGCGAGACGATCAGCGCCAGCGTGCGCCGGCTCGCGGTGGCGTCGCAGGCGATCGAGGTCCGGGTCGATGCGACCATGGTCCAGTTCGAGGTCGATGCGCTCTTGGTGGCGTCGAACTCGAACGCGCTGCGCCGCTTCCACTTCTACTTCGATGTCTGGTTCACGGACGCGCTGGCGATGGAAGCGGGCTTCCAGTGGCCCGAGGAAGTGGTGGTGTTCACCGACGACGGCCTGGAGGTGGCGATCCCGGTCCACTGGGGCGACGACGAGGTGGTGCTGTTCGCCGAGCAGGTGCTGGGGGCGGACTTCGCGATCGAAGCGGCCGAGTTCGTGGCGCTGGCCGACTACTCGATCCAGTATGTGCTGGACTTCGCCGCCGGCGAGACGCTGCGCTTTTCCGACATGTCGGTCGCCTGGGATGGCGTCCATGCCTGGGCCGAGACGGTCGTGGCGCTCGATGCGCTGTCGGTGATCGGCGGCAACACGGTGGCGCTGCAGGAACTGGTCAGCCTGTCCGAGGTGATGATCGGCGGCCCGATCGTGACCTTCGGCGACGCCGTGCGCTGGAGCGAACTGGTTTTCTACGTGATGGACTTCGCGCTGCAACCCGAGTCCGTGACCTGGGTCGAGGTGCTCACGGTCTCGCAGGTTACCGTCACCACCGACGCGCGGCCCGGCGCCTTCATTCCTGGCTCGGCTTTGCTGGGCAGTCCGACCTGAACTCATAATTCGCCACCCTTCGAAGGACCACTACCATGCGACTCCGTACTCTTGTGAGCGACCTGCTCCACACGCTCGGGCTCGTGTCCCTGCGTCGCGACGAAGTAACGATCAGCGGCGAGTTCCGCTACTGGTTCATCAACCCGGAGGGCATGCGGGTCAGCGAGGACCACGTGATCCGAAACCTCGTGGTCGATTCGGGCAAGGCGTTCCTGGCCAACCGCTCGATCTCGGGCAGCAAGAATCCGATCAGCCATGTGGCGATCGGCAGCGGCGTGACGCCGCCGGCGGTGGGCCAGACCCAACTGGTGACCGAGACCGCGAGAGTCGCGCTGTCCACGGCGACCTCGACCGGCAACGTGGTGAACTGCGCCGGCACGGTTCCCGCGGGCACCGGCACTGGCACGGTGGAAGAGGTGGCCCTGTTCAACGCGGGCACGGCCGGCGACATGATCTCGCGCACGCTGACCGGCACCATCACCAAGCCGGCCGGGCTGGGCCTGCAGTTCTCCTGGACGCTGACGGTCAATTGAAGTGACCACGCTGAACCTGTTCTCCAACCGCGCCACCGCGAAACTCGCGGCGGACGTGATCGCGGGCGACACCGCGCTCACGCTGGTGACCGGCGAAGGCGCGCGCTTCCCGGCGTTGGCGGCGGGCCAGTACTTCCGGCTCGTGCTGCAGAAGGGCACCGGCCCGACCGACCAGCGCGAGTACATGGTCTGCACGGCGCGCGCCGGCGACGTGCTCACGGTCACGCGGGCGCAGGAGGGCACGCCGGCCGCCGCCTTCGCGATCAACGACGAGGTCTCGCTGGTGGCCACCGCGCTCAGCATGAGTTCGTTCGTGCAGCGCAGCGGCGTCACGATGCAGGGCGCGCTCGAAGTCGAGGCGGTGCCGACCACGCCGCTGGGCATCGCCACCAAGAGCTATGTCGATACCGGCACCCTGGCCGACGCGCCTTCGGACAGCAAATACTACGTGCGCCGCAACGCGGCCTGGATCGACGGCGATACGGTTTTTGCCACCGACACGGCCGTGGCTGGCAAAGTCGCAAAAGCCGGCGACACGATGAGCGGCGCGCTCGGAGTGGCCGATGGCTCGATGGCGGCGCCGGGGCTCAACTTTGTTTCCGAGCCGGCGACGGGTTTGTTCCGCGCCACCACCGGCACGCTCGCCTGGGCGGTCAGTGGCACGCAGGTGGCGGCGCTGGGTGCTGCGACCTCGACCAGCAGCTACTTCTCGATGAACCCGCGCGCGGCGGGCACATCCTTCTTCCAACTGGTCAACGCACCCTACAACGCAACCAACTACAACTCGGTGAGCTTCGGCGTGGACACCACCCACGCTTTCTTCAATGCAACCAAGGGTGGCTCGAATGCCGCCCAGGTGATGGACTTCATTGGCGCCAGTGCTTACCAGTTCGACAAGGCCGTGGGCGTGAACGGCGATGTCTACAGCGGGACGGGGTTGGCGCTGATGCAGGGCAGCACGGCCAACCCCTACGTGCGCTTCTCGGCGGACGGTTGGAAGCTGGTCTTTGCGGCCGGGTCGATCGTCTGGCAGAGCACGACCAGCGTGAACGTGCTCACCTGCGACGCAGTCGGGAACCTGAACGTGATCGGCAATGCAGTGGCCGCCAAGGGCTACTTGTGGCAGTCCAGCACCTCCACCTTCGGTCTCACCTCTTCCGGCTTCCGTTCTTCGGCCCCGTCACAGGTGGTGGACATCATCAATGCCTCCAGTTGCGGTGCGCCTGCGAACATCTATGCAATCCATACGCCCTCCGTGGCCTCGATCTTCCAGTTCAGCATCGGTGGCGGCGGCGCGGCGTTTGTCATGGACGGTGGCGGACAAGGGCGCTCGCCCAATGGCTGGGTGGCCACCTCGGATCGCAGCGTGAAGGCCAACTTCAAGGTGATCGACGGGGCGATGGCGATGGTGCGCAAGTGGACCGGCTACACCTTCGACAAGCTCAACGCAGCAGGCGAAGATGGTGTGATCCCGCGCAAGGCTGGACTGGTCGCGCAGGACGTCGAAGACGACTTGCCCGAAGCGATCTCGATCCATGACGGTCTTCGTTATCTCGACCTCAACGGCCCGCTGGCCGTGATGGCCAACGCTCTGAAAGAACTCGACCGGCGTCTCGACGAACTGGAATACCCCGCATGAACCAATTCACCCTTCGCTTCACCGCTCAAGAGGTGGACCAGATCGCCAACATCCTGGCGCAGCGTCCGTTCGTCGAGGTCCACGCCCTGCTGGCCAATATCAAGCAGCAGGTCGATCAAGCACAGCAGATCGCGTCCCTGCCGCAGACCGCGGCCCCACCTGAAGGAACCTAAGCCATGCATCTCATGCTGACCAACAAGGGGCCGACGCCCATGCCCATCGGCTCGCCGGACGCTGGGGGTTATGAAGACCTGCTGCCGCCGGGCCTGGAGATCGCCTTCGCGCGCGACGACATCGAGACACTGATCTTTGGCGAGCAGCCCGAGCCCGCGGGCCGCAGCAAGCTGGACGCGCTAGCGGTGGACCCGGCCTCGCCGCTGGCGGTGGAGTACGGGACCAACATCGACCAGTGGAAAGGCCGCAGCGATGTCACGGCCGAAGAGGCCGAGATGCTGTTCTACCTGTTCGTGCGTAACGTCGGGCGTGACGACGTCACGATCACGACCACGAACGGCGACGTGACGATCAAGGGCGGCGATGGCGTGCTGATCGAGACGCTGTCGGGCTCCAAGCTGGTGGGCGCGCCGGGCACCGGCCCGGACCCCGACGAGCCCGGCCACATGGAAGCCACCGGCTTCACGGCCGAGCAGGACCCGCAGGTGACGGTGGACGACGCCACGGGTCTCAACAACGGCAACACCGTGGCGCTCGTGGCCACCGGCGGCACGCCCGAGGCGCAGGCGGCGATCAACGGCAAGAGCGGCGCGATCTACGACCTGCTGCTCAACACCTTCCGCTTCCCCAACGTGGACTTGACCGGGGTCGATGTGACGGGCTTGACGGCGACGGCCACCTTCACGCCGGACCAGGACAACACGGGCACCATCAGCGCGTTCACGGCCGCCAACCCGAGCACGGTGACGATGGACGCCGAAGACGAGGCCATGCTGTCGGTGGGCAGCCTGATCATGCTGGAAGCGCTGGCCGGCGACCCGACCGCGATGGCGTACATCAACGGCCAGACCATGCCGGTCCTGTCCAAGGCGCCGGTGATGCTGGACCTGGACCTGTCGGGCGCCGATGTGACCGGGCTCACGGCCGACTTCGTGGTGAAGTAAGCCATGGCCAAGCTGAACGCCAAGAAGCGCAACGCCCTGGCGGACTCCACGTTCGCCGGGCCGGATCGCAGCTATCCGGTGCCGGACAAGTCGCATGCGGCCAATGCGAAAGCACGCGCCACGCAGCAGGTGAAGGCCGGCCACCTGAGCCCGGCCACTGCGGCCAAGATCAAGGCCAAGGCCAACCGCGTCTTAGGAAAGTAACCATGCCTACCAAAGAAGAAAACGACGCCGCCCTGGCCACCTTCAACGAGGCTTCGAAGGCGTTCGTGGACGCGATCTATCCCGAGAACGCGGCCCCACCCGTCGAGCCCCCGGTCGAGCCGCCGATCGATCCCCCGCCCAGTCCGCCGGTGAAGCTGGCCGACGAGTACGGCGCGTTCACGCTGACCGAAGAGGCCGTGGTGCGCTTCGGCAACGAGACCCAGTATGTCGAGAAGCTGATCCCGGCCAACGAAGAGACGTCGTGCAGCATCATGACCTTCGGCAGCGACCCCGTGCCGGGCGGCAACAAGTTCTGCTACACCGCGGGCGGCTCCAGTGGAGGGGGCACGCCGCCCTCCCCTTCGCCGGCTCCCTCACCTTCGCCCTCGCCGCCACCCTCGCCTTCTCCAAGCCCGCCAGCGGGCGGTCGCG